CCCTCTGCATCACCAACAATATATGCCATACCCTTCTCAACATCACCACCAGCAAATTTTTTCTCTATATTCCTCTTGTTTTTAAATAAGTCTAACTGACGTGTTGTTCTTTTTTTGATTGGATTTTTTATAGGAACTGAATCTCCCTGTCCTATTCCACCTTCTTTATTGATCTTCTTAATAATCTTTCTTAAAATTTGTTTCTCGTTTGGTTTTGGTTTGAAGAGATCTCTAGTTTGGGTTAAATCAGCCTTGTCAGAGAAAGTTACCTTATCTTGACTTCTTAGAATTTTTCTTGGTTGAAGTCTACTCTTAGTGATATTTGTCTTTGACCTATCAGTTAAAAGTCTCTTACCAACATTGACTCCCTTTGCTCTGTCAAATTTAGCAAATACTTTTACCGTGCTCTTCTTCGATAATGCTCTATTCAAAAATGGAAGCATCTTCTTCAGTAGTGGCACCTTACTAAAGAATTTTACTGCTGCTGAACTGAACACAACCTCACCTGCAGCACCATCAAACACATTGAATATACTCAATATAGCAAGTGTAGTGAGTCCAAGTCCTAATGCAGTATATCCTATGGTTTTTACAGGATCGCTATCGAGAACCTTTCTAACTCTACTTTTTTCTTTAGGAAAATTAAGGAATGGTACTGGAGAAGGTATGAGATCCTCTTCACCATCTGCTCTAGCAACTTGCCCTGCACCTAGTAATCTATTTCTAGACAGTTTGTCAAGCACCCTATCAAGTTGATCTTGTGCCTCCGAAAATTTAGTTTTTGCCTGTATAAGTTGAAATCTTTCTGTCTCAAATTGTCTTCTCTTATTTGCACCTGTCAAGAAATCAGCAGCACCACTTGCAAGTCCACCACCAACAACACTTCCAAGTATACCTCCTACAATTGTACCAACAGGACCTGCAACAGACCCTATGGCAGCACCTTTAGCACCACCTGCCAGTGCACCTGCTAAACCTGCCCCTGATCCAACAATTGCTTGACCTGTGTTTTGACCACTTTGTACTCTACTCGAAAAATCTAGGGCAGTTCCCAACACTGCAAGAGGTCCTACTCTACCTACACCTCTAGCAAATTTAGATTTCCCAACATTTCTTAGAAGACCACCACCTGTAAATCTATTTGCTCCACCAGGAAATTTAGGTGTCCTTCTTGGCGTGACTATGGCAGATCCTCCACCACCACGACGACGAGTTATACTACGAAGACCTCTCAGTCCTAATGCACCACCAAGTATACCACCAAGATTTTTATTTTTGTTCTCCTTTACCTTTGAACTTTTTAGAAGTGTTATAAAGGTTTCTCTTCTTAGTTTTATAAGTTTTTTTCTATCTACTAGAGATTTTCTCTCTAGCATCCTTGCAGTTATAAAAGATCTCCTCATATTATTTTTCAACCCTGAGGAGGTCTTGAATGTTTTACGTGATAATATGCTTATATTTGCCATTAGTATACCGAGGATGTTCTATAAGATCCTTTAGAATCTAACTTATCAAAAGCAGATCCAGTGTCACTTTGAAAATTAGAATCAACACTTACATCAGCATTTACAACGGTGCTTGGACTTTTTGTCTTGAAATTGCCAGAAGCATTGTCAGATGATAAATCAAATGATTCTACTGTAGATTTTGTATCTGGAGTAGGTGTGCCTTTGTTTTCTTTATTTTTATCTCCCTTGAAAGGATTTTTTATACCTAACCACTTAGGTCCTATGAAATCCTCGTCTGCCATGAACTCGTTACTTCCTATGTCTTTCTTAGCAAGAATGTCCGAAAGTTCTGTAAATGTTGATGCATCTTTAATATCTCCTTCAACCATACCAGAACTACCAATTACTTTGTTGTCTGTCACACCTTCTATAGGCACCATACTACTAAGCAATGCTGTCAGAGGTGATGTTGATTCTTCTTCTTTCTCTCCTGTTGGTATAATATCACCAATCAATTTGTTCTCTGCCTCTATTTGTGTCTTCGCATCATCGTCTGATAGATCTAACTGTGCTACAGCAGGTTGTATCTCTGAGGTGTCTTGATTGACTGATACTTCTTTTCCACCATCTTGTTGATTTTTATTAATAACACCATCGTTGATTTCAGCAGAAAACCTAGATGCTGCTTTTGTTATATCAACTTCATTTGGATCAGTTTCTCCACCAATATCATCAATCTCCCGTGCAGAAGTTTTTTGTTTTCTCTCTTTTGAAGGTACTGAACCAATATTATCCAATATACTCTCAAACCTATTGAGTTGACCTCTAAATCTATCTACGTCACCTTCATTGATAAGGTTTGCACCTCTAACTTGTTTTCTTGTTTCTCTAAGTCTTCTTACATCTGCATCATTACCTCCACCACCTAAGAGTTGACTACCTAGAATAGAGGCAGCAAGTGCAGAAATAAGGAATAAACCCTTTTTACCACCAATATTTCTAAGAAGACCTGCAGTACCTACACCTCTAGCACCTTGTCCCATCAATCCTCTACCTGCACCCATCAAACCCTTTGCTGCCAGTATTGACACAACAAGGTCTGTTATCTCAGGTGCTAATGCAGCGATTCCGACACCTGTTGCTTGTAATCCTCCTCCTATATCACCTTCACTAAATTCTTTGAGTGCTAGTAGACCAGACCCTGCTGCTATTGCTGCTCGTATGTCAAATAGTGCAGCAGTCCTTATTCTCCTAAGGTCTTTTGTCTCTTCTCTTCTTAGTTTTGTCTCTTCTAGGAAATATTTTCTTCTTGCTCGCATGTCTCTGCGAAGCTCGTCTTGCATGACCTTCATGCTATTGTTGATCTGCTCAACTTCTAGAGAAAGACGTTGTATCGGATTATTTACTTCTCTTGATCTATTTTTTAATTCTTCGTTTCTTACTATCTTTTGAAATGCACCATCCATAACACTGCTCTTTGGAGCAGATAGCATAGGAGTTTGGGGTTGGGTATTATCCGCTTGCATTTTGTGCGTTTAGTGCCTCTAGTCTTTGTTTCTCAAGATAATTCACAAGATACTTTACATAGACTTCTCGTTCCCAAGGTATCAAGTTTTCTATGTCTGCAAGACTCCATTTATGAAACTGCATCAGTGAGAAGTTAGTTTCCATCATGGATTCTATTGTCACATGATACATCATTATACGAAAAAATTTGCTAAACCCTCAATTACAACCTCTGATTCGACATTTGTCTTTGGATTGACCACTTTGCCTTTGTATTGTAATTTTGGCATAGTAGAAAAGAACTTCTCTATCTCTGAAAATTGTTTAGAGTTGAGTTGTTCAATGAACTTTAGTAATTCTTTCTTTGTGCAGTCACTTGCTGCCCACATTTCATCATCTGTATAGATCTGATCTATAGAATCAACAACTGCATCAAATGCCTTGTCTATTCTGTCAGCATCTTGTATATCTGTCCTAAGAAAATTGTTATCTACAAAGGTCTGATAGGATGGATATTTCAACTTCATCAATAGATTATCATCAAGTTTGATGGTGTCACAGTGATCGTCGTCCTCAGTCAGTTGGATGTCAGACATGTTTATAGTAAGAGGAACTGTTGTTTCTCCGTCATCTTGACAGGTGACTATCAAATCAACGGTCTCTCCAACTGATTTACCTCGTATATTCAAAAACAAATACTCTAAATCAAAACTTGGTAAATCATCAACCTTGATACCACGAGTTATGATACAAGATTTTAGAACTTCTTTCACAGTTGCAACGACATCTTTGTCATTGCCATTCTCAAGTGCAACCAGTAATGATTTTTCCTCTTTGACAAGGAAAGGTCTGTACTTTACTGTCTTGCTATTTGATAATAATTTCAGTTCAAAGGTAGGTGCATTGACCTTAGGTAATGGCATAATAATTCCTTCAGTGATTTATTTAGTATAGACCACCTTGGCGACTTGTGGTAGCACCAAGTTCCAATCCTCCTTGTCCACCAAGCACTCTCTTATTTTTATTTTTATCTGGTGCACTGTTTTGGTTGTCCAATCTATCTTGTAGGATATTTTGGTCTGTAGGTGGGTTTCCTGATATACCTAATCTAGGTGGCATCATAATATCACCTTCTTTTATTATAGGTCCTACTCTTGATATACGTTTTGTATAGAAGAAATCATATTTGAATGTAATAGTTGTCTTTACAAGTTCTGCCCTACCATATGCTAGAGGTGCTGCTACAATACTTACAGGAAATGCTCTTTCAAGGTAATATGTAATAGAACTTGGCATTTGTGTCCTAAACTGATTTGAATCTTGCAATCTCTCAGTGCTATCAGTGGTATCTTTACTAAAAGCAGTTATCTCTACGGCACATTTGTACTCGTCAGGATAGTTCATCTTTCTAAAAGATGGTTTTTTTCCCAAATCAACAGGTGGTGATATAAAATCTAACCATGAATTGAATACATCATTTGTGTAGTAGTCTTTTTGAGAATACCATGTCAATATAACCTCTGGATATCTTCTATACGTTGCAAAACTTTGTTGAACACCCTGTCTTAGACCATCAACCTCTGAAAATTGCATCTGAGAACCAGGTAATACTGCTTCAGAACACAATAATGCAAGCATCGAACCAGGATCTCCACTCATATCAAAGAGTGCTTTTTCTTTTATATAACCTTTCAACGCTGAAGGTTCAAAATTTATATGTACATCATAATTATTATTAAATGCTGGCACTATACTTCCAAACTTACCTGTAGTCTCATATAACTCTACAGTAGGAAGATACATCCTATCTTGTGCATTTATTTTACTTTTTACGGGCATCTATAAATACAATGTGCTATCTTACATACTATGTATGTCATATAAAGGTAAGTTTAGACCTAGAAACCGTAAAAAATACAAAGGCAATGCCAGTGACATAGTGTATAGGTCGCTATGGGAACTGAAATTCATGACCTATTGTGATACCAATAAGCAAATTGTCACTTGGTCGTCAGAAGAAATAGTCATACCATACAAATCACCTATAGATAATAGAATACACAGATATTTTCCTGACTTCTACATCAAATATAAAGATATAAAGGGTAAACTAAGAGAAAAAGTGATAGAAGTAAAACCTGCTAAACAAGTTGCAGAACCCAAGATGCAGAAAAGAAGAACCAAAAAATATGTTGCAGAAGTCTATGAATATGCTAAAAATCAGGCAAAATGGGAAGCAGCAGACGATTTTTGTAAAGATAGAAGGTGGGAGTTCCAAATATTGACGGAGAAAGAACTTGGAATATAAAAGCGAGTTTCCGTTATCAACAACAACTGGTACACCTGCACCAGGCAAGATGCTTTTGTTTCAATACGGTGCAAAAACTGCCGAAAAACTGAATTTTTACGATAG